ACTTAAAATTGGTTTTTGAATAATAGTCTCATTGCTTATTCCTTAGGAATTTGTGAGACGGGTGGTACCCTATGGTCTGCCGTCCCTTAATTGGAACAGCGGAAATAGGTACCTTCCTTATATTACCTTTATCCTTGATTAAGATCCCCCCTATCGATGATCGACATAGGGCAGCTGAATGCTGGTCGGTAACGACCTTCAAATCAAGTAAAAGGGACCGCGTATTATCCTAGCGGATAACTTTAGAATAAAAAATGAAAAAAAATAATACTATTAAAAATAATAATTTCTTTTCAAATTTTAAACTTTACTCGGATGTATATAAGGCAGGTTCTATGATCTCACTTTCAAATGAAAAACATTTGAAGTTAGTACTAAAAGAAATAGGATGACGAATTGTCACACTATCTCTTTTATCTACTAAGGAGACTTCCCGTTTTAGAATGTTACACAATTTCGGGGTTTTTATTTTAAAAATAAATAAAAACCACGGTTCTGTGTATACAGTTAAATACCTAAAAGCATGTCAACTATGTATTCAGAAGAAGTTAGCTGGACAACCTTTCTCATCGATGAGAGAGATTGAGCCTGAGTTTAACTTTCCTAGACTATCCAAATCTGGTCTTCCATCTGTTATTAAAACAACAGATAGAGCTTCGATTTGTAATAATAGTTATAGAATTATCAGATTATATCTTTCTTTATTCTCTTTATATAGAGTAATAAAAATTGATTTTTCTCCTAAACTTAATACTATTACTGATAGTTTTAGTGGGTCTAAAATCCATCTAGATGATTTTAATAGATGACTTGAGTGTAACTCTAAGTCACTATTACAAAAATTTTCTAAATTGGATATTAAGGATTTGGTTTCTTATAGTATTTTACCTATTCAGAAATCATCTCCTCAGGGACCCGTAAGTTATTCTCATTTAATTGGTTCTTATATTGGATTAAGAGATTCTTCTCTTTTTCCCAATATTTTGAATTATATTAAACTAACTAATTCTAATAATTTTTCTATCCTTTTTAAGAATATTGAATTTTTAATAAAAAAATACAATATTTCTTCTAAAGGAACTGAACTTCATTTAGGAAAGTTATCTTTCAAAGAAGAAGCAGCAGGAAAACTTAGGGTATTCGCTATGGTTGATGTTATAACACAATCATTGCTTTATCCTTTGCATACTGTACTGTTTAATCTTTTTAAAAAACTTCCAAATGATTGTACCCATGATCAAAATAAAGGATTCAATTATGCTAAAGAGTTATCTCTTAAATATAATTGTTCTTATGGTTTTGATCTATCTGCAGCTACGGATAGACTTCCTATCTCTAGTCAAGTCTCTATTCTAAATTCACTATTTGGAATAGGAGATGATTGAAAAAAGATACTTGTAGATCGAGATTATATAATCTCAAAAAACAATTATCGGATTTCTCCCCAAGCTGTAAGATATTCAGTGGGACAACCTATGGGTGCTTTGTCTTCATGAGCTATGCTTAATTTAGTTCATCATTTGATGATCCAATTTATTGCTGTTCATTTGAACAAAACACCTAAAGGAGTTTGGTATTCTGATTATATTGTACTGGGTGATGATTTAGCTTTATTTGATAAAGATGTAGCTGATAGGTATCTTACTCTTTGTAAAGAGTTAGGTTTATCTATTAACTTATCAAAATCAATTATTTCTGAGTCAAAACCTGTACTTGAGTTTGCCAAAAGAACTTCTATTAATGGAGTCGATTGCTCTGCTCTTCCATTCAAAGAGTTATTAAATTCTAATAACTTTTTTGGGAGACTAGCAGTAACTTCTCGATTAATTAGAAATTCTTGAGGTAAGGATAAATTCAAGTTATTACTTTTAGGTAATAAAAGAAAAGTTTCTAATAAATTAGATTCTATTTATCCTATGGTTGGTTACCTAACTCAATTGTATCAGAATAAGATGATACCTCTTTCAACTATATTATCTTTAATAACTAATAAAGATAAACCATTATCGTTCTTTGGTAGAAATATCAATTGAATGAAACCTGGTTTGATCTCTAAAGTTGTTAAAAATCATTTAGAAACGGGAGAAATAAATAAAAATTTATTACCCGTTCGTGAAAGATTCTTTTCTGAGGTTAATTCTATAACCTTTAAGTGTATACTTATCAATCGTAT